ATATCGAATTAGGCACAAAGGTATTCAATTTAGCCCTTTCTACAAGTTTTGCCACGCGTTCGGCATTATCCAACTCTAAAAACTTAGGATCTTCTTGTATCAACTCCTGTGCAATCTGAATAGACGAATCATGTAGGGTAATTTGCCACGGCTCTATTGAGTTGGTTGCCTTACGCAATGCAATAGCCGTATCACTTAGCGCAAACAACTTGTCTGCAATAACAATAGAACTTAGAACCGCCTGTGCATCAACGTCTGAACTCAAAAGGTTGTTCATTAACTGGAAAAACAAAGTGTGCATAATGTAAGCTGGGGCTTCGCTATCCCGTGCCATTTTGATTTGCTCCCAAATGTCGGCTTCGGTTCTAAAGTCAAACGTCTGCGGGTAAATCAAAGTAGGTGCAAGGTCGGCATCTTCATAGCGTTGGAATGCTATCCTGTGATTAGCAAAGTCAAACACATCAAATATCTGCTCGCTTACGCCTTTGACAAAAGAGAACATTGACTGCTGGTCTATTGCCATCCCTGTAGCCGTCATATCCTTTGAGCCTTTCACATCGCTTGTAGACGTTTGTAGGTGCAGAATTGATCGCGCTTCTTTGGTGTCAATATCCACTTGCTCGCGCACGAAAGACATTGCATTGGTGGATGGCTCAACGTATTCGACAAGTGGGTAGTTGCTCGCTTGCCCTTCGCTGAATCGGTCTGAATCAGTCCAAAGCAAAGTTCCCATCGGGCTAACTGGTCGATATGCCCCTGTGCCTTGACAAGCCCCACACGTGCCTACATCTTTGCCTGTTTCAATAGAAATTAAATGCCCGTTTTGGCAGTTGCTTACTTCATCGTGAAACTCGCACTTTGAAGCCTTCATTATCCTAAACGGAAACGCGCTATTAGCTATTGATAGCTGTAAGTAGTTCCGATTCGTTAGGGCTAAGTTTAGCAAACCAACCGCGTAATAAAAAGGACTTACCCAGTAGATACTGCCATCGGGTGAAATCTGTGGTACTCCTTTCAATTCGATAACAGGAAGTATGCCCTCACCATGCGCAAAGTATTCAAAGATTGCGTAAGTGTTTTCGGTTTGTCTGCCCACTTGCTCAATTCTCCAAATGGTTTCGCGGGTATACAAATACATAACCCGCCCCATTCTATGTTCTTTGCCGTTGTACTCAACCCGTGACATTTCAGAACTAACACAAAGGGCATAGTGACCGCTTTTGTAATCAATTACCTTATCGCTGGCATAGTAGTAAATTGTTGGCTCAAATAGCTTTTGGTCATCAACTCTACTTTCGCCATCCTCACTTTCTACATACTCAAATCCGTGCGGCATAACGGCAACCAAGCCGTTTGCATCTTTTGTTTTGATGGAAGGTAATACGCCTTTTACAAAGGTTTCAACCGAGCCATAAATAGGCAAGTCGGTAAGTAGGTATTTCATCAAATCCTCACTACCTTCTTTTGGTATTACTTGCCAGTTGGAATCTATAAACGCCCTACCAATAACGGTTAAGTAGTCTTGAAATACTTGCGATGTTGTGTTGGTATAGTTGTCCTTTATATACTTTTGCTGCTCCAAATCTTGGTTCGGGGCGCGGTTTCTAAATAGCTTTTCGGGAAACACGTTAGGGTCTGCATGGACAAGTATAGAATTGCGCTGCTCTATTGCGGCAACGTAACCATCTCGATACTTAGGAATATCACCTTTCTTAGTGAATTTCTCAACTTCGAGAACATTATCCAAAATTCGCCTAACATCGACCTCGTTCATGCTGCCTGTTTCATTACGATATAAAAGTCAGTCAATTGGCAGCCTGACTTCTTGCCGCCACACCGCCCTGTGATTGGCCTATCCTTTGGACGTATTTTGATATTCCTTGCCATGTCGCAAAGTTAGTTAATTTTTAACGTGTGCTTTCTTTGCCGTTTATCTCATCAGTCCAATGCTCGCACATTTCGATAATCATGCTTTCAAAAGTGTAGGTAGGTTGCCATCCTAATTCAGTCCGTAGCTTAGTGGAATCGCCTTTCAAGTAGGGCAACTCCTCCGCTCGTAAGTATTTCGGGTTAAGTGTTACATGGTCGCGGTAATTCAAATCAAAGTAACTAAACGCCAATTCGCATAACTCGCGTACGGTGTGCGTTTCCATCATGCTACATACGTAATCAGTTGGCTCGTTAAGTTGCAGCATAGCGTGCATCACTTTTACGTAGTCTTTAGCGTGACCCCAATCGCGGGATGCGTCTAAGTTACCCAACTCCAAACCGTGCTGTTTGCCGTGTGCAATCATAGCGGCGGCTTTGACTACCTTATTCGTTACAAAGTCAACACCTCTGCGTGGGCTTTCGTGGTTGAATAGAATACCATTGCTTAAGTGCATACCGTAAGCCCTCCGATAGTGCCTTACTACGTTGTATGCGAACACCTTGCTGCACCCGTAAGGGCTAACAGGATTGAGCGGTGTTGTTTCACGTTGGTATCCGTCCTCATCACAACTAAGACCAAACATTTCGCTGCTGCTTGCTTGGTACATCCTTGCATTTGGGCAAACCCTTCGCATTGATTCAAGTAGGTTAATCACTCCAACGGCATCGGTTTGAACTGTGAACTGTGGCACGTCAAACGAAATGCGTACGTGTGATTGTGCGGCTAAGTTGTAAACTTCATCGGGCTGCACGTCTGTTAATATCCGTTCCAAACTTAACGGGTCGGTCATATCCCCGTAGTGCGTATGAAAGTTTGGGTTTGAGTAGCACAACTTCAAACGCTTACTTTCTTGCACGATGTTTGAACTCGCCCGAATCATTCCGTGCACTTGGTAACCTAAGCCAAGAAGGTACTCCGAAAGGTAACTTCCGTCTTGTCCTGTGCATCCAGTTACAAATGCTTTCATATCGGAGTACATATTATGTCCACTTGCGCCCCTTCCAATCCCTCATTTTTGTAAAGGTTGCGGTACTCATATCCCATAGAATCAAGTAAGGCAAGCAAACTTGCACGGCTTTCACCTTGTCTTTCAAGTGCGGTTTCGTTCACCTCGATTAACATTGTCGGGGCAAATTTCTTAATAGTTAACGCTGCACCAAGTAACGCTTTGACCTCCATGCCCTCGCAGTCCATCTTAATAAAGTCGCATTCTGGTAGGTTAATCGAATCTAAGGAAACGCATTGAATGTTACCCTCCGCGATGGCGTGAGTAGCCCCAGCGTTAATGTCGTGGGCTAACCCAATGGTGTGCTTCTTATCGCTTACTCCGCGCTTAAAGCATACCGTGTTATCCTTGCCCTTCAAATTATACTCCAAACATTCAAAGGCTTTTGGGTTTGGCTCAAATGCGTATACCGAACCACGTGACCCGACCCGATTAGAATAGGCAATAGTATGATCACCGATATAAGCCCCAATATCAACTACGGTAAACCCGCGATGGATAAATTCATCTAATAGCGGCAACGTACTACGGTCGTGGTCTAAGCGTTGGTTCTCAATTACCCACTTGCTTATGTGAGTATCGCCCTCAATTAACGCGACTTTTTTACCGTTTGGAAATTCGTGTATTATCATTGCTCAAAATGTTTACCAGTTAGCCCAAAGTAAAGGCTTTTCAATCGCTCTTCCGTTTCAATATAATGCCTTATGTTCAATGGGTTGTAACTAAAATCTTCATTTAGCGTGATTATATCGCCAAGTTCGTAAACCCAAATCTTACCTCCGTATAAAGGATGAGATGGGCAAATAAACCTTTTAACAAATCCCCAATAAAAAAGTTTGCTTTCGGTTAGTTTCATTTGATTTGCGCTAAAACATCGTTAGTAATTCCGCCCCAACTCCAAAACTGCATGGCTTTAATCTTTGGCATATCAGCCCCGTTGGTATCTTTGAAAACGTAACCTTTGGGCTCATGTACTTCGGCAAATGCACCCATAACATTAAACTCTGAAAAGCTGCGATAAGGCACACGGCTTAGGTAAGTGAATAGCGGTAATTTATGCACTTCCTCTAAGTACATACACACGTTTTTAAGCGTCTTTGTGTGGTAAACTAAAGGCATCCTTCGCATATATTCCCACTCCACCATGTATTTCATCGCGGCTTCGGTTATCGGTTGCCACGGGCAAGCTATTTCGGAGTAACGGGTTTTCCAAATGATAGGTTTGCCGTTGCTGAAATACTCGTTTACATCCAACGGTTCTACTGCGATAACGTCCGAATCCCAAAACACCACATAATCGGCATCGGTATACTTCCAAGCTTCCAACTTAGTTAGCTGCTGGCCAATATATCCATCAGGAAGGTCAGGTACTTGAGCCACTCTTTCAGCGGTTAGGTGTTCTAATCCTCTTGGGGTTGGTGTGCAAATAACGATATTACGGTAGCCCGTTACGTGCTTTTGAATAGATGCAAGGGCTAAGTGCAGCCATTCGTAATCTTTAGGATAAGTCCTTATTAGAATGTCTATTTGCATTTGGCTTGAATCAATCTAAATACGGTATTGTTTATATCCTGTGGCCGCCCTCTTTCTAAGTAGTTTTCCACCCAACTAAAGTGCCTTGTCATTCGATGCCATTCCTCCGCGTTGTACTGCACTTGGTGGCGTTCGTGCATGAAGATAGGCTCTTTGACTAAGAACAACTGCACGCGGCTCATAATGAAGCGATAGGGTAGCCAATAATCCCACCAAGTTTGCCCCATAGCGAATAGCGTGTGAGGTATCAAATCGTAATAGTCGGAGTGAATAAAGAAAACGTCAAAGCCATTAGGGTATAGCTTTTGGTCTTGAAAATCGCGGTTAAAATCCGTTCGGTTGCAGAATACCAATCCTTGTTTGCACTTGCTGAAATACTCCGATACCGCACCCCTCAAAATAATGTCGCTATTGATTAGCATTATTGATTCAAACCCGTTATTCCTTGCGTGGTCTATAAATGAGCCAATCAGAATATAGGGTGCTTTGTAAAGCCCTTTGGTTGTAATTGTTACCTCCGCAAACTCAATGTCATAGCGGTCTTTAAGTAGCGAAATTTCGCTGGCCGTGTTTAGCGATATAACTCGGCAACCTTGCGCCTTCCAGCTTTCTACTGCTTTTATTTGTGCGTCACCAATCGCGTGGCGTGGTGAAATAGACGTTAGTGCAATCAATTCGATGTGGCTAAAAGTATATCCCGTTCTGCGCATAACTCAATACCGAAATGCCAACTTTCGCTATGCCCGTCGTAAATCTCGTATTGAACCGCGTTGCATGGTCTTAATGCAATGGAAACAATCATGCGTTTGGATTGGTCTTTATCAACTTTCAGATACACAAATTCCCCGATATTGAACTCGATAACGTGACCCGTTTTGATAAGCATTCGGCAAAATTAAACTATATTCCCAATAGTTTACGGGTTTTTGCATCGGGGTTATAGAATCCTTTAGCTATTGCCTCCTTCAAAGTTTCAATAGGTACTGCGGCTTCGGAAACAGGCAGTATAGAATGCTGGCAATTATAGCCGCCAGCATAGGCAAATATTGTACTTGAATCAGTGGCACGATTCATTCCCGCCCATCCTTTGCCCGTGTTGCATTCGCCTAAGTTCTCTTTATTGCCCCAACTTTCAATCTCTTTTTTGTGATACCATTTGCCGTTGCGCTTTTCACAAAAGCATCTGGTTGTGTCCATTAAACCGCCCGTGTAACGATACCACTCTAAGCCTAAGTCTGCTGCGATAATCTCGGTAAACGCCCGATCCGTTGTGCCAATAGTATCGGTAACAAGTTGCCGCGAATAAGCAAGTAAACGCCCGTCGTAATTAGGCGTTCCAACTATGCTATCAGTTACGCTCACCAACAAATCGGAGTAGCTGGCTTTGGTTTCGATGCCTGTTAACAGCGTTTCAAAGACTGGATTCAGTACGGCTTCATCAATACCGTTTACAAGTTGCCCTACAAGTTGCGCCCGTCTTGCAGCGTACGTTTGTGCTGCGAAGGTTGTTTCTATTCCTTGCCCGCCTAACGTAGCCATGTA